GATACATATATGAGGCATATGAATATGCAAAAAATCAATCTAAATGGGAAGCTGCTATAGAATATTGCAAAGATAAAGGATGGACATTTAAAGTAATCACAGAAAAAGAATTATTTAAATAAAAAAATGGCAACAGAAATAAACAGAGTTGAAATAATGATACAAAGAATATCTCAAATATCTAATAGACCTGATGAAATTATGAAAATAATACAAGAGGTTTTTGATGATACAGATTCAATTCCAAATCCTGGAAAAATATATACTTTCATTTATACTGCGAAAACTCCAAATATTGATTATGATAAACATCCATTAGTATTAGTAGAATCAATTTCACTTTCAGGATTTAGAGGATACAATGTCCACTGGGGAAATTATAGAAATTATGTATGGAAAGGAGTTGAGAGTTCATTTCATATTATAAAAAAAGGACAAGAATTTGATTACCTACACGATGTTCCATATAAAGAAATATTATCAACATAGTCTAAATAACTAAAAACACAGTAATATGTCGTTCTCTGGACCTATAACCGCAAATCAGATTCCGGTATATACACTTAGGTATCCTCAAAAAAGTATTGGTAAAGATGACGATTATTTAGAAATTTCTTTAGTTACGTATAAACCTCCAGGATTTATCAACTTTGATAAGGAGAAAAAAACTATAGTTTCTCCTACAGGGAGTGATAAAAATTCTAATGTAGAAATGATAGAACAAACAATACAATTACCAATACCTTCAAATATTGGAGATACAAATCAAGTTAGTTGGGGAAAAGATGAGATAAATCCTCTGGCAGCAATTGGAGTAGGCGCTATTAATTCATTACTAGAGGCTGGATCACTGCAAGATATAAAAAATATTCCACAAGGACTTTTAGATGCATCTATGGGAGTCGGAATCAAAGGTGGAGCTCAAGAGTTAATTAAATCTGCTGTTACTACAGCATTAGTAAATTCAGTAGGAGGAAATACTAGTACCTCTGGATTAATATCAAGAGCAACCGGACAAGTTCTTAATCCAAATTTAGAATTACTATTTAGTGGTGTGAATTTGCGAAGTTTTAGTTTTGATTTTGATTTTACCCCAAGAGATAGTAAAGAATCTAAGGTTGTAAAAAATATTATAAGGACTTTTAAAATTGGAATGGCACCAAGAACTGGTGGAACTGATGATGGTGCCGGACTATTCATTTCGGCACCAAATGTATTCATTTTAACTTATAAAAGTGGAAAAAATGATCATCCATTCCTAAACGTGTTTAAACCTTGTGCTTTGGTAAGTATGACCACAAACTATACAGGGTCTGGTTCTTATTCGACATACCTAGACAAAACACCAGTTCATATGAAAATGAGTTTAGGATTTACTGAACTTAATCCAATTTATTATGAAGACTATGTGACAGTTAAAGGTATAAATGGAGTAGGGTATTAATATGTCATATTTCCGCGAGTTACCAGATATAGAATATCAATCTCCATTTGTTGATAGTAATTCTTCACAAAATTATGTGAGAGCAAAAAACTTATTTCGTAGAGTAAAATTAAGAGATGATTTAAATAATGTATTTACTATATTTAATAAGTATCAGATTCAAGAAGGTGCAAGACCAGATACAGTTGCCGAAGAGATTTATGGAAAATCAGACTATGACTGGGTGGTTATATTAACCGCAGGTATTGTAAATATTAGAGATGAGTGGCCTCTTTCAGATAGAGATATTTACAGATATTCGGAACAACTATACGGAAATAATCTAAATGATATTCATCACTATGAGACTGAGGAAATCAAGGATTCTAAAGGAAGACTAATACTTCCATCTGGAAAAGTAGTAGATTCTAATTTTAACATCCCAAATCCAAATAATTATAATGCAACAATAAATCCAATTGTTGGAATATCAAATTATCAATACGAAACAACTAAAAATAATCAAAAAAGATTAATATACTTATTAAAAGAAAGTTATTTACAACAATACTTAAATGATATGAAAAAAATTATGTATTATGAAAAATCATCCCAATATATTAATAAAAAATTAATTCGTACCGAAAATACAAGAGTCACAATGCCATAAAAAAGGGGGAGAAATCTCCCCCCCATAATATATCAGTCTTCTGCTAATTTTGCGAAATATGATAATGTTGAATCTTCATCTTCATCATCTTCAACCACAGAACGGCGAGATGGTTTTAGATTATTTAATTCTTCTCGTAAATCAGTGCCGAGTTCTTTAGAAGAACCGCGATAATCATCCTCATCATCAACTTCAGAATCAATACGAGTAGAAGTCTTGGAACCCAATACTAAATCAAGACGCTTCTTAAGTTCATCATAAGACTTGAACTGATCGGAAGCAATAAATTCACAAAGAGAATACTCCTTCTTCCAAATTGCTTCCATCGCATCATCATCACCCAGAAGAGGTCCAGGAGTTGTGAATTCACTAGAGTCATAGTTCCTATATCCGGCAACATTCTTTGCCTTGAGTTTGAAATTTGCACCCTGCCAAAAATCAAATGGATCAATCGGAGACTCGTCCTCAAACTCGGGTTGCATTGCGGCAGTAATCTTATCAAAGATTTTCTTACCATACTTATACAACATCACCTTACCCTCATTTTCAGGGTTGGCAGGATCCTTAACAACATAGATATTGCTTACATAAGTCAGCTTGCGCTTTTGTTTGCGAGCAATTTCTTTATTTGAATCAATCCCAGAGTTCCATAACTGTCCGTTATGCTCCGAAAGTGGATCTTTTTCCCCGATGGTAGTTCTACTATTCTCAATATACCAACCTCCAGGACCTTGAAATGCATGACTATAAAGTTTTACAAATGGTAAATCTTCACCATCAGGGGCAGGAAGAAAACGAATTACGGCATAACCATTTTGTGCTTTGTCACATTCGAGTTTCCATAAACGGTCATCACCAGAAGAACTACTGGAATTATTCATCTTCTCAACTTCTTTTACCAATTTTTCGGTAAGAGAACCAAGTTTAGATTGCTTTTTTAAATTTTCAAACGACATAAGGATTGTCTAGATAAATTGGATAGTTTGGATTTACTCCACTGCTATTATAGCAAATATTTTATCAACTGTCAACATAATTTCGAAGTGCCGCAATTGTTTTATCAACACTCATAAATAAAACTTGCATATCAGTTTCTGGAGGAAATCCCATTAAAGAAACTGACTTCCTCATATTTTCTTTCATATCTAGAGCTTCTGGATCATCAGAAAGAGAAAGACGAGTATACATTATTCGTTGTTTCTGAAGTAGTGCATTTAGTTTTTCAATATATTCTATTTTAGTTTCACGATTCATCATACCAAAAGTTAATATACTTCCGTATATTTGGTCTTGGATATCACCAATCTCTTTAATTTCTTCCTGAATAATATCAGAGTTAAAAAAATCACTCATTTATAATATTCCGCAAAATTTTCTTAAATGTAAATATATCGATATTTAGAAAAACTGAGTATTTACGAATTTTTAAACTTATAGTCTCCCATACTGGGTCTATCAGTTTAGTATCATACTCTTCAGAAAAACCAAATATCTTATTATATATTATAAAAGTTTCTGGAGATATTTGTCCTCCAAGAAGTCTTCTAAGAATTATTGGATGACCTTTCGAGCAATCTAAAACATTCTCTAATTTTGTTTGAGAGAATAATTCTTCGGATTGCTCCTTGAATATGTAAGTCAAACTCTGTTGTCGTTTCATCCACTCTGTATATATTCTTTCTCCAGAATTTATAATCTCTCCAATCCATAATTTTTGTGGGTTATCTGTGGATACAAAGTTTGAGAGTAAAAAATCTAATATTTCTTTGTCATTATATTTTCTTGAGGTTTTCTCAAAAAAATAACGATCTTTTCGTTTATTAAAGGAAGTTAATGAGGCTCTAACTTTTTTATTATACTTAAAGTAATCATATTTGGGACTTGAAAAATGAGATTTCAGTGCCAAATAATTCACATATACGTCAAATGGTGCCATAATATATAAAAAAAATAAGTTACTTTCCTCCGTAGGATTTATATCTGGACCCTTCAGAGTCGGTCCATTTTTTTGCTACAAAATTACTACCAGCACCAGTTCCCTCAACTCCCTTTAATTTGGATAAAACTGATTTAAATAATGGTGCTGCAGAAAGTTTAGGAGAATCATTTGATGTAAATTTTGGAGTAGATATTACTAAGGGAGTTTTTTTGCTGTCATATGATGAATAACTTTCTGGATGAACTCCATCTCTTCCTGGTTTAAATCCACCTTTAAAATTTACACCATATTGAGAAGATAATGCGGATAATCTTTCATTTTCTTTATCGTATCTTCCCTGAGCGGCACCAAGAACATTAATATTTGCTCCAGCATTCTTAAGACGAGCAATTTGTCTTTCAATAGATGTAAAATCACTCGTATTATTACTTACACCAGTTGAAAGATTAACTGTTTTTCCTTTAAATTTTTCTGGATTATCTTTTAAATCTCTGTCAAGATATGAAAGAACTTCTGCTGGACTTGCACCAACCTTTCTTGACCCAGGAGATTTTCCACCATATCCAACTGCAATACTATCACCATAATAATATTCATTCAATTCATTAGCATAAGATGGGGAAACAATTATGCAGCAAGATAAGAACTGATTAAAAGTTTTCATCAATAATTTAGAGAACATAATTATATTTATATTTTATAGTGGCAATTTAGCTTTAGAAATTCGTCGCATAAAATTAAGACTAATAGCATCATTCTTTAGTCTTTCCTTAAGGGGTTTAGAAACCAATTTAGTTACAGACTCTATATCAATACCATTAACCTCACAATAATGACAAATGGCATCTATATAATTACAATTTTCTTCCAGAACTACTCGTTCTATTTCACTTGAGAACTTAGATGAGGTTAAAAACTTATCTTCAATTGCCTGCTCTAGTTCTTTGTTTTTTTCGGTAATTTCCATATCTTCAATATTAAGTTCTAGAAAGGTTTTTAATGAATTTGTCATAATCTCACAATAATAAAAAAAAAATAATTAATTAAACAGACATCAATTCAAGTTTATCATTTACAAATTGTTCAATATATTTTACAACCAGTTTCATATATTTTTCTAAATTTCTTTCTTCATATACCACACACTCACCATCTTCACAAGACATAATAATCACAAGTTTTTTGACTCGAATACCAGTCATCTCATAAAGAGCCATTCCATAGAACATTGCCTGAACAAAATATCCTTCCAACCATTCTAAAGGTTTTGGTTTTTTAGAAGTCTTAAAGTCAATTACAGAAAGTTCATTGTCGTGTTCGGCAATACAATCTGTTGTTCCGGCAACACCAAGTTTTTTACTATAGAGAGCACCCTCCAAACAGTAAATATTGTTAATTCTACTTAACTCATATTTAGCAATATTAAAAAGGAACTCCGAAAGTGGTTGAACCGTTGGAAGATCTCTATTATAAAGATAGTTCTCAACCAACGTGTGCATATCGGTTCCCCGACTTGTTGCCGCCTTTGTAATCTTATCTGCTGCTTCGACCCCAATTCTTTTTCGCCATTTAACAAAGATTTCACTATTAACGTGACTAATTACAGAAGTAATAGAAACTAATTTAATAAGTTTGTCTTCTTCAGGAACAGAATAGTATCTGACTCCATCAATCGTTGCTCTCTCAAGTTGAGGGAGTTCATTATCTACATGTTTAAACATTAAAAACCAGATTCCAATTTTGCAGTAATATATTCTTTGACAAGTCCAGAACGAACAATATCATCTACACCAAACTCAATTATATCAAAAGATTGCATTTTACGCAAGATGTTAATAAAGTCTATAATTCCAGTGCGCTCATTTGCCTTGAGTAAATCAGATTGAGAAGCATCACCACAGAAAAGTATTTTAGTATTTTCACCGGCACGAGTAATAATAGAATCTAATTCGTGAAAACTCAGGTTCTCCATTTCATCAACAATTATAATACAATTATCAAGTGTT